AATGTAATTACCCAAATTACGCGTAATTGCATCAATTAATACTTTTAGGCCTTTAATCGCTTTCGGCGTTGCTGCCATGTCTTCTGCATCCGAATTATTGCCAGAAAACAATTTCACAATGCCACGCTGAACAAGGCTTGCGATTGGTAACTTGTGCGTATGTCCGCGGTTATCTTTGGTATTTTCGGTTGTATCATCTAATGTGAGCGGATTCATCCCCAAAAATGGCGAAAGCAAGCGACGATCTGTCACATTGCCTTGACTGTCAATGTCGGCAAGGATTTGCACATAATGCTGGCGATTTGCGGTATCCACATAATCTGCTTTTGATTGCGTGAGATACTTAATTTCGGTTTGGTATTCGCCCGTTACGGTGCAATGATGCACAACATCGGCATAAACTGAGCACGGTAGATTGTTTGCGGTGAGGTTATAAAGTGCGGTTAAATCCATACGCACCCCTTCCACATAAGCTACTCCTGGTTGAATAGTAAATTGATTACCTGTTTTACGCTTAACCAAGAAACCATCATCGAAGAATACCGCTCTACCATATAAATCACGATTGGTTAAACGGATTTTCTCATCAAGCCCGTGTAAACGCACCGTAAAATCAATTTGCCATGTATTAGCATTAACATTAATCCCCGTTAATGCTTTTGCACCTGTAAATTCTAAAAGGATATTTCTTGTAATACTGTTACCTTGTACAGCATTTTTATTACGAATTTTCTTTACTGGCGCAGTTTGCACAGCAACAGCAAGCATATTTTTTGATTTATTGATCAAGCCGATGAAATTGAAATCAAAATCGCCCACTTCCGTGCCTATTGTCACCGAATACACCACGGCATTTTCATTTATTACACCACTTTGTGATACGGATTGTCGGTGTACAATTTGTGCCGATGTCGGCATAGTGAGATATTGCGCAAGATTGTTCTCGTTTACCCCTGGAATATTGGCGAAAATAAATTCATCAAACTGTACGGTGCCACGTGCAATGGTTTGTTCTGCGACATAACGTTCAAATTGTGGCGTAATTAAACTAGCCATAAATAAACCTCTTATTGTTGTTATTATCAGTTTACTTTCACATAAAAACTTTGGTGATCATGGTTAAATTCGCCGTGATAAATACTCACTGTTTCTTTAGTGATCACTTCAAAGGTATAACGCCGACAAGTGCGGCCATATTTTCGAATGATTAAATTGAGTAATTCTGTTTTCTTTGCTAATTGTGAATCACTGATTCGAATTTTAATCACATCCCAATTTTCTCTGTCAAAACGTTCTTCAATTTCTACGTAGCCAATGCCTAAGCGTTCAAAAATTCGGATAAAACCCGCTTTACTGCCCGCATCTTTCGCATTTAAAAAGGCATATTTCACGCGCTTGCGGAATAGCTCTAACGGCTCACCCTCAAATCGTTCTACGTCTCGTTGATAGGCGATTAAATTTAAAATGCGTTCACTGCAATGTTCTTCATCTAAAATATTGAAGGGAAATTTGACCGCACTTAAAACATAATCCCACCATTTTCCAAATAGCACGGCGATTTTGCTTAATTCGCCTTTATCCATCCAAAAGGGCAATTTTATTTTCATTTTCTCCCCTTACTTTTGGACTGTGACGGATAATTGCTGAATGCGTGGAATAGATAACTCGCTTTGAATATCACCTTGCCCCCACACGATAGAGGCAATTTCACTGATGTTATCGTGAATTTCCTCGCCCAATTTCGACCAACTAAAACGGCTAAAAGGGTAAGTCCTTGTTACGCCATAATTATTATTTTCGCGAAATGCGCAGCGGATCATATTTTCCACTTGTTGCACGATTTCTTGTTTACGCACATCGCCGACAAAAATAGATGGCTGGAAATAAATTGCGCACGTTAAATTATGTTTAGTTTCTGGCATGGCGTAGCAAATTAAATCGTCACCGTGTCCGTGAAAACCCTCGTCACGCACATGGCGATTGACTTTATCAATAAAGGGCTGACTGGTTACACCTGTGTCTAACAACAAATAAGCGTTTGCTGTACCTGGACCACGTGGCGCATCGTGTTTAAAATAAATTCTATCCACAGATAAGGCTGCGACTTTCGCAATCATGCCTTTGTAAACGCTATCGATGTGGTGTTGCCCTACGCTCGAAAACTGCGTGCGGTAACGTTCACGTAATTCGTCGTTAGTTTCTCTGTCAGCACCTGGCGATGTTAGCCAATCTTCTAAATTTTCTACCGCACTTATACCTGCGATAGATTCTGGCAAAATACGGTAATAACCTGCAGCCAAATTGAAATTTGCGCCAGCCTGCTCTGCGATTACTGGCACAGGCGCACGCAACACACCTTTAGGAATAAGGGTATCTTTTGTCACAATCAAACGGAAAATCACATTATTAATACGCTCTGTCTGAATCACAGTGCCTGCTTTAATGGTGAGATCGGTTACATCGCTTTCTTTTGTAAAATGCACGACACCTTCTGCTTTTGTTGCAGCTTTAAAATCTAAACCCACTGCCCACGCTTGAATTTGTAACCAACTATCTTTTGCAGTTTTTACAAATAAATTCGGCAGAATTTCAGCAATTAAATGATCTGTCAGCCACTTCACAGGCTTAACCGCAATGGCTGTGATTAATCGCCAGAATGGACTCATTCTGCTTGTGTTAGTAATCAATCCTTCTTCTGCAGTTAAGCGTTCAAATTCTTGTCGGATTTGCGTTTCTTCTGTGGGCAATCCGCTTTCAGCTAACATTTGTTTAAAATTTTCACTCATTTAAACGTAACTCCAATTCATCAAGTCGCCCAAATTCATAAGTTTCAGCGGTAATAAATAACTGCCCTAAACGTTCTTCGCTAATGGAAACGGTACCTGGAATCAAGCGCACATCTTCTTCAACCAATAACACCATTTGCAAAATAATATCGCGGCGTAAAATGCGCGAACGCTCCGCGATAAGTTGTGTCGCCAATCCACTTTCTAAAATGGCGTGTTTAATATCTTGCGCAATAGATATTCGGTTATCGCAAATTAACGGCTGATTGCCGCTATCTAGCGTAATGTCTTCGCCTGTAATCCATAAATCAAGGTAAAGTTTTTCCATCTATCACCCCGCGGCCAACTGTTCGCGATTGCGCATTTCTTGCCATACTTTGTTTCCATCGTTGCTGTTGATGGTGACACCGCCGTAATTAATCGTTTTAGTGGTTTGTTGGTTTTGTGTAATGGCTTTGCTGACCGAACCGCTTGGCATTTTGGTGAATTGCGGTTGTGTTTGCTCGCTCAATTCAAATTTTGGCGAGGTGGTATTTAATGCGCCAAGCTGATTTTGCATTTGCAATGCTTGCGTACCGATAGATGCCCCCACGGCTGTCGCACTGCTTTGCATTGGTAAAGCGCCATCTTCCCATTTGGGGATCAGCGGGATATTAATGCCTGGCAATGAATTGGCTTTTTCAATTATAAAATTGATAACCGAAGTGAATGCATTGACGATACCTTTAAACGCATTTGAAAAGATATTGCCTAAAGCAGTAGCAATATTAGAAAAACTTTCAATTGGTTTGTTACTGTCCCAAAGCGAGGTTATCGCATTCCACCCTTCAATTATGGCACCAATAGAAATAGCAAACACATCTGCCATAAACCCGAATGAACGTGCGACTAATTCCACTGCATTAAGCACAATATTAAATACGGCACCTAACGCATAGCCCATATCTACGCCGAATTGTTGGAAACTATATGCCGAATCGGATGCACTACCGAATAAGCCAATAATTCGCCCGATGGTTGAGCCGATGCGTTGCAATGCACTCCATACAATCGCAAAGGCAGAAAACAACGGCGCGAAAGATACCCCAGCCATTTTGCATCCTTCGATAAAGCCAGCTATAAATGCCATAAATTGAGAACGGAATTTATAAATTACAATACCTAACCCAATCACGGCACCTACGACTAACATAACTGGGCTGACTAAGAAAGAAAATGCCACACCGATTGCCGAAACAATACCACTCATCAGAGTAAGTGCTGCCGTTAGTCCTGTAAATCCAATCAATGCACCCACGGCATAGCCAATCCAACGCGCAATATTCTTATAAGCCCTTAACCAATTTGTGAACTCTTGCCCCATGTCAGCAATGCGATTCATCACAGGCTCAAGTTTTGCAAGGATCTGTGTGCCAATGGCGATTTTGATATTTTGGAAAATGGCAGTAAATCGCATCCATGAGTCCGTTACTGTTTTTGATATTGCCATTGCATCATCAAGGGTTTTCATTTTGTCGATTTCAGCAATATCCGCTTTAAGTGTATCAATCTTCGGTAAAAGATTATTAATCACTTGCGCAGCCTCTTTAGTACCAAAGGCTTTTTGTAGTTCGTAAAGATTTTCTGAATTCAACTCTCCATATTTGCCTTTGATTTTTTCCAAAATATCAATCATCGGCAACATTTTGCCTTGTGAATCAAGGAACGATAAGCCCAATTTTGATTGTGCTTTTACCGCGCCACTTAAAAAGGCCGCGTATTTTGTCCCCGCTAAACCTCCCTCAAACACATTTTGCAAGTTACCAATAACGGCAAATTGCTCAGCAGTTTTAATGCCGTGGTCTTTCGCAGACGAGCCCAAATTAGTGTAAGCCTGCATTAAGGATTCGCCCGATGATTTGAATTTATTTGCGGTAACGGTGGCTTGTGCTGAAATTTGCTCAACCCACTTTTCTTTACCAATTTTTGCCGCCTCGTCACCAAAAATACCGTATAACTGGGAAATATAAGAACCCATGGCTTTTACGTCTGAACCAGTGGCTTTGGCAAGAATGTTTGAGCTTTTAGAAAAGGCGACGAGTTCACTATCGGTTAAACCGTCAATGGCGCGCGCAATTTCATTCGTAGAATTCACTACGTCCGTTGCAGCGCCCCCATATGTGGCGGAAAAATCAAGGGCAAAATCGGTGATTTTGTCTAATCCCGCTTGTTCGCGCCCAGTAGCTTTAATTTCATTAAGTGCACGGTTGAAATCAATGGCGGGATCTAGGGCGTTTTTCATCGCTGCCCCAGTGGCAATAATGCCTGCCGTACCTAAACCAATACGGCGCATTGCATCTTCACCACGCTTGCCTAAATCATCAATGGTCTTCATCACGCCTTTAAGTGGCGCGGAAAGCTGATCATTTAAGCTGATGATGTACTCAAGCCCCTGAATAGCCATTGTTTAATCCTAAAATACCTTGGCGATACCGCTTGCTACGGCATTTGCCTGTTGTTCAAAATACTGTTTATGTAACCATATTGCGCGCGCTAGATTGTAGTCGCTATTATCTGCGTGTGGTAAATAGTGCATGCGTAGCGCAATAGCTTGCGATAAGCCATTGCGCTCTATGCTATCCACACGCGAGGCTAGTTTTTTACCGTAATATTAATTTTAGGTACCAAGACCTCATTCACTTTTCCCGCAAGTAAACCTGCAAGACCCGGTACATTAATGATTGCTAATAAATCTTCTTTTTGCTCACGCGCTACAATCGCAAGTAGATAATCTTTGATTGGGGTCACCTTATTGTCAGTCGTAATGTCATTCATCATTTGATCATATGCGCTGTTGTCTCGAAGAAAAGTGAACTCAACCCCTTCAACATCGACTTTGACAGAATCTTTAAGATTGCCAGTAAGTTTATCTAACAAAGTTTGTGCGTTCGTTTTTTCCATTTTTAGTTTCCCTTTTGGTTTCTGTTTTGGTTATTAAAATCTTTAATACACTTGTCCATCGCCGTGTAAGCCGTGGTACAGGTTTCAATACGATCTAATGCCTGATTCAGCCCATCAGCTAAATCGCCATTAGTTTTAATATTTACGCTTAA